TTCTCTAGAAAGTCAGCACGTGCCGTATGATAATCCATTTTAAGACTCAGTTTAATAATGTCATTGTCTGATTGAATATATCTGTCCATGTCAGCGCGGAGCACTTTAAGATTAAAAGGTTTCCATCCATGTTTCTGCAAATCTTCTTGACTCAGCGAACCGTTATAATATTCGTGTTTTAATACTTCCAATTCTTTGTAATCATAACGCAATTTCTTTACTCTCAATACTTCCTTGAAATAAAGATTGTAATATTTGCTATGCAGTTTGGGTATGTCGCGTGACGCACCCATTAAATTTGTTTCATCTATCGGCGCATCTTTTGCCCACAATTCGCTTATGTCTTCAACACTCATTATTAATTCCTATCTCAATTTATTGTAACCATTATAACAGGTGTGATACTCGCTGTCAACCTTTATTTCACACTTTTCATTGTATAATAATTATATTTAAAAGAACCGTTTGCAATAGCATAAGTAACGTCTGAATTATTTGTGTCCATTTGTACTGAATCCAGTCCTATTGGGAAACAATCGTAATACGTGACTTGTACAGTTGGGTTTTTATGACTGTTTAATATTGTCAATGTGATATCTGATTTCAGACCGAATTCGCTATTTTTCAATGCTTTAAATTGATCTGTAGATTGGGGTGAAGTTAATCCTACTAACCAGTCGTGAACTTCCATATAATTTTTCATGTCTTCATCAATGACAAATTCTAAAGTCAAGTCTTCATATCCGAGTTCATCGCCGGGTTCGAAGTATTGATTGAGGGGTGAGGGTGTAGTTATTGCCGATGCTGAAAGACCGGGTATTGTTGCTTTCTGTGTGAAGAACTCGACGTTCGGCATCCTCTTGATTGAAAGGATAAAACCGCCTGTTGATAAATAGTTGTTGATCATATGAGTGTTCCTAATTAAGTAAATATAATCGTATTTATGTTAGGAAATAATTTAAGGAAGTATAACACATGACAGTAGAAAAAGTATGTGAAATCATTGATGAAATCACTGAAGCAGTAGAAGATTTAAACGCCAGATATACAATTGGCGAAATTACGATGGTTGAATATGAAAGGGAGGTAAATAGAGCAGCAGACATTAATGTCGCATTTTCTAAACTGTCACACGGTAAGGACAAGCAACTAGCAGAAACCCTGATAGCCGCATTGTTAGTCTCAATATCTTTATAATAACTTGTCAAGGTCTGATTTAAATTGGGCCTTTGTCGTCGTTGTCTTCCAAAATTTTAATTCTTTCTTAGAAGCGGTTTGTTGTTTCTTCATTTCTGCAACCATATCAGAAGTAAGACTCATAATATTAATCCGCAGTAACCTATCGGTATCATCAGGCACCGCGTCAGTGTAATCTATAATCTGTTTAGATACCTGAACTTTCTTTTTGTTTTTAAATACAATCTTATCATCAAGAACTGCTTCGATGAATTGACGTTTAACATCAAACCATCTAACGTCTTCACCTAACGTTTCAATTTTATTATCAATACGACGTTGAAGCACACCCATTCTAAAATCACAAAAGTCAGCGACCAATTCTCTTGCATCATCATATTTACGCAACAGTCCATCAAATCCAATTACAGTTAAATTCTCTGTTACAGGTTTTTCAAGTTTGAATTTCTTAACAAGAACTTCATCAGACCATTTAGCAGAAATTTGTTGTTTCAGTTTAACGTCGAATCTAAAACCGTTAGAATCACACATGTCAGCATAAGAAACAATGTCCCCATCGTCTTCAAGTTTATCTAAGACCTTAATGTATCCTATCCTATCAAATCCATAAGGAACCTCAGTTATACTTAAACCCGTACCGCCTTTACGTTCATAACAACCTAAAATATAATAACGATTATCAATTTTGTCATATTCTACGGTGCCTTTAAATTCTGGATATTTTACTGTAATCATATCCTTTATTTTTCCAGTACTGATATATTCATTACAAGCAGAAATTAAACTGTCTGTGCATCTAGGCAAAATATCAGTAGCAAAACCGGTTGCAACACCTTTTGTTCCGTTAGATAAAACGAGCGGAATTGTCGGCAAATAATAGGCAGGCGGTTCGTGTTCTGGGTCTTCATGTACGGGTGACAAGTCGAGATCAGTTATGTATTTGTTGAAGTTCTCATGTAAACGAGTATATACATATCTCGGCGCGCCTGGTTCTTGAATCAATCGCGTTCCGAAAGAACCACGACCTTCGATTAAACATAGATTGTTGCTCCATGTTGCTGCCATTAATTGTCCAGAGGTTGCAGCAGAACTTTCACCGTGGTTGTATCCGTATTCTGATATGATACCAGATATAGCAGAAACCTTTTTGAATTCTTTCTTTGAATTGACAATCGAACTGTAAAGATAAAATCTTTGTACTGGTTTCATTCCGTCAATTACGTTAGGTATCGAACGCGACTCAACCGTATAGAGTGCCCAATTTTTCCATTCCTTTGTCGCAACATCTGTTATCGAATAAAGTCCAACCTTGTTCGGTTCGCTTGCTGTATCGTCGCTCATAAAACTTGTTATATCCATTTATATCTCTCTGTGTGTGTCTCAATTCATTACAACCATTATCTCATGTTTTGAAGTCATTGTCAAGGGTTATTTTCAATTAAAGTAAACTTTCTTGAAGTTTAGTAATGTAACGAGAATAATCATAAGACGCATATTGTACCTTTTTTAAGTATTCCATGTTGCAGTAATATAATGCTTCCGCCGGTGATTTCGTTTTAATGAATGCTGCCAATTTACGTTCACTTTCCATAACGCTTTTCGCAATGAGTGCTCTAAACTTTTTCGTGTGTGTTTCTAATCTGGCATTCTCTGATTCCCAAAAATCGGCCATTACCTCAGAAAGCATTATTACATAACGATCACTACTTCCACCTTGACAGAATCCACCCAACATTAATGCGTTTGTCGATGCAGCAAGAATTGCTTCACTTGGAGGTTGTACGTATGATTTTCTTTCTGCTTGGGCGCTTGGCATTGCGAATAATGCTGCTGATAGGATTGCAATTTTTAAATTCATAATGTAATACTCTTTGTTTAGTTGATGCGACCATCGTAACAGGTGTCTAGGTCGCTGTCAACGTTTATTTTCAATTATATAAAGAATCAATATAATCGCTGTATTTTCCAGTGCTTGATTGAACCTTTCTGAGGTGTTCCATGTTACACCAACTGACCGCTTCAACCGGTTCTCTTTCCATATATTCCAATGCTCTTTGAGTGTAAACTTTCATTTTTCTTTCGATCATTGGATTAAATTCTCTGGTTATTGCTTCTAATCGTTCATTCTCTGCAAACCACCAATCGGTCATTAGCATTGAATATCGCAAAACCTTCATATCCTTTCCAGCAGCAGAACACATGCTGCCCGTTACAAGACCTTCCAGCGAATGTTCAATCATAAGTGGGGTCGGCGGTGTTATTGAAGATGATTTTCTTTCAAAATCATCGAACATATCTGCCTGGGCGATTGACGATGTAAATAACAAGGTTCCAGCAATTAACAATTTAGTTTTCATTTTCATTATATATTCCTCAGTTATGTTTCTTCAAACAAAACATTGTTGATGTAGCGCATCTTTTGCTCTTCGGGTATACCCATTGAGTTTATTGCTTGATGCAGTCTACGGTTGGTTTTTTGATTTGCACAATATTTGTTATGTGCCGCTTTTGTACTTCCTACATTTTCAAAATCTGCAAAGTTCGAGTTGAATACATAATAGTCTAGCAACTTCATCGTCACTAATTTTAATGTATCTAATTCTTCACCTTGTTTAATCGACCCACATGCAATCATGCTCGTCGAAAATATTTCCCTTGCCCATTCTGGTAATTCTCTTGGACGATTCCATTCTAAACCAGCAACTGTCTTTTCATAATAATTATATAACGGACTTCTGTCACCTGAAACTGGTGAATAATCAAAGAACGATCCACTGATTTTAGATTTCGTCGCAACGATATCAAAACCCAAGATGGGCAAGTTAATGCCATCTTTAGGAAAAATGTTGATGTGCATTAACCACATTTTGTCGGTGATGATTGTTTTCAAGTGACATTTACGAACATTGTCACCATACCAAAAAGTATCTTCCCAACCTTCAAAATTTTGATCATGTTTAGAGTTCTCTACTTCAATATATTTGTCACTGAATAAATCACAAATTTCATCTGAGAACTCAATTAATTCTTCCCACAGTGGGGTAATTTCAGGTTCAATCATTTCGGTCCCAAGTGCTTTCATAGTTGTCGTGTTCTTCATCATCATCACCAAAGTCGTCGTTATCGCTCTGTTCAACGCCGTACGTTTCAAAGTCGTATTTCTCCGCTAGTTCAGTAAACATACTCTCAGCAAATTCAAAACAAATCCTTGCTTCGTCTGCCATATCGTTGTCGATTAATTCGCGAACACCTGCAATCAACCCCTTACGGTCTTCAAATTGATACATGAAACCTTCACCAGGTACGCGTTTCTTAATCATTTGACCGCCGTGTAAATCACCGAAATGTCTTACGTATACATGGGCAAGCAATTGACGTTGTGCTCCACTGATTTCAAGTCCTACGATGTAACGTACATATTCACGAACCGATTGAAGTGTCTCACTGTATGGAAGTTCTTCAAGTTGATATTCTTCTTGTATGCTGAGCATGTCTTTTTCAATCAACGCACTACGAAAGATAGTTTGTAAATTTTTGGGCAAGTCAACTGCATTTTCTAGTGCTGTATAATTTGCGAGTTGTGCGTTAAGGTAAACAAGATAAAGCGCGGGTGAGATTCCGCCTCCCACCAATAACTCTGCAAAATCGGATCGTTCTGCGCTGTCGTGATGTTCTTTAGTCAATTCTTTTAAAGTTGTCATATTACTCCTGATTATCTAGGTATTTTCCATTTTTCTTGGATTCTTTTTTTCGGTCGGTCATTACTTGAGCCTTGTTGAATGTTCTCAAATGTTTTGCGACTGGATTAAATTTATTTTTATTCTTCTTTTTCATCTTACCCTTCTTTTTCATAAGTAATTCCTATCTACGCATTATGTGACTTCGATTATATTTGTAACGCAAAGCAGTGTGTATAATATAAAAACATGATAATAAATGTAACAAGACCATTCCCATAGGCGCAGCACCTTCTGTCAATCTAGTAAAAATAGTCAACGCGATTACTGCAATGGATAAAAGAACTAAAAAAAATCTTCATTATAATTCATCTCCAAGTCTAGTTCCGTCAGCATCTTTCATTCTAGGTTCACCGAATTCGTCTATGTATAATCCTACAGCGCGGTCATACCATGTATAATATTCTGCGGTTGGAGTAACAGTCTTGGGTTGTGCGACATTTCCGTAAAGTTCTAGAAGCATATAAGCATCGACGTAATCCCAATCAATAAAATTGCCAGACGGATAGTTGTCGAAGTCGTTAATAGCATTGATGAAAGCAAGTCTTGATACGTTTCTGCAAAATTTAGTAGTTGTCATATTTTCTCTCTGATTATTAATGTCTATCTATCTAAGATCACCATTATCGCATGTTTTTAAGTCGCTGTCAAGGACTAATTTCAAAAAAACAGTAAATAATAAATATAATTTTAAAGAGGAACAAATCATGCCAGAAAGCAAAGATATACCTATGAGCGCTGAACTGATAGAAAAGACTCAACTTCAACGTTTAGAAAATCAAGATAAAAAAGAAGATGCCCAACGATATATGGCATGGTATTCTTTAGCAGGAATGTTGTCATATCCGCTTGTTGTTGTCACTGCCTCGTTCTTCGGTTTGGACAAAGCAGCAACAATTTTAGGTGATATGGCACCTGTTTATTTCGTATCCGTTGCAGCAATCCTTGCCGCGTTTTACGGCAAAGAAGCATACATCAAAGGGAAATAATTAACTTTCACTTTCGTCGGTGTAAATGCCACGGACGAATTCTTGTGAGATTAAAATACATTTTGTGCCTGCAACGATGATTGGAAGACCTTTGTTCCATTCCAGAGCAATTTGGTCTTCCAATACGATATCGGTAACGTCCGGTCCCATTGCGACGACGCAACCCGGTTTTGATGCTCCTTTGTCTTGCGGCATTGTGAGCATGATTCCGCCTGGTGATAATTTTTCGCGTCCGTCTGATGCGACTTCTATTACGAGTAACTGATTGCCTAATGGTCTCATTGTATATCACCTTCTTGTTGTTCTTCATTTGAATTTTGTTGTTTGATCAACCGTTTGTTTTGCTTTTCTATTTTCTTCGAACGTTTAACTAATCGTTCTTCAACTTCCATGCCGTCTAACCAGAAATCCTTTCCTAGCATTAATAATTCTATTTCTCTTTTCTTTAAGAAATCACCGTAGCAATCTTCGAATATCTTTGCTGTCCATCTAGTGTCGAACGTTACTTGTTGTAATAATTCACCACCCTTACCCATCAAACCCGCGCTGTAATTATGAAACATAAACGCTGAGTGATCTGAAATTTCAAAT